GTGTCCACAGGGCCAACGGTGTTCATGTACATACGGTCAAACAACTTGATCTTGACACCCAAACCTTGCTCGGGGTCACTGAGCCAACGCATTTGAATGGGCGTCAGTTCGGTGATTTGCAAGTTAAGGCAAGTGTTGTAACCGTAATGGCTCCCAATGTATGTTTCAGGATTGTCTTCGGCAGTTGCACTCAGCACGTACAAGTCATCAATGTCGTATCGTTTGGCTCGATTTGTAAACAGTGAGGGAATTACTTTTAACGCGCTTTGCCTAACCGTCAAACCTGTATAGATTTTGCGGCGGATTCTGTCGCTTCTGATCTCGACTTGCTCTGCGATAAGCACCGTGTGCGATCTTATGCTTGGTTTGTTGTCGCTGTCTTGAGTTTGGAAGGTTGCGAAATAAAGTTTCATTTGAATTCTCCTAGTTGATGAAAAACATTCGGGGTCAGCTTGACCCCTAAAAACACGTCAGTAAGGGACTGACACCCGTCACTCTGTGATCTCCTCTCTTTCTTTTGGGTTACACGATTTGCATTGGTGGTCATAGGTCTGCGCGTACTCCTGCGCTTCTTTATGCGTGTCGAACATATGTTCTTCTCCACACTCAAAGCATGGGTAGCACCACGTAGGTTCTGAGCCTTCGCTACCAATAAAGATACACGCGCTCCATCCTTCGTCATACACATACACATTGCCCGAGTTAGGGTTGATGCCTGCCTCTGTGTACCTAGTGGTGGTCAAGCCTTCGGCCTCTAGCTTGGTGATGCACTTGATGAGGCGGCGCAGTTCGCGCCCGTGAAATTGCTCAAAGAAGTTTTCCATTTAGTTCTCCTGTGTCTGTTGTGAAGTTGTATTCCTCGCCCACTTCTGCCATGTGTTCTTCCAACTCTTGCAGGTAAGCGCTTATCTCCTCGCGCAGATACTCGGGCAAGTTGCTCCAAAGGGATTCTGTTCTGCCGTCACTCCAAGTAAGGCACAGCTTCGCGTTTGTCAGTTCACTTGTTTTCATTTCAGTTTTCCTTTCTTTTAGTTTTTACAACTAGGCTCTCGCCTGTTCGTGTTTTATATCCAAGCGCGTAGTCGTGGGCTATGCGGTACTTGCTAGTCAACAGCAACAACTCACCGTCTTGCGTGTACACACGGTGCTCGATCTCTTTGAACTCGAACAAACCTTTGTACGACACAGCCAACTGGCCTATGCGTTCGGGGTCTCCATCCTCAACCGCTTCGATTAGGTTAAAGAGTGCGCTTAATAAGCGTTGCTCTAGGATGGTTAGGCTGGTTGGCTTGGCAACTTTCGGTCTCCAGTGAATATCATCCTCATCTAACTCATACTGATCCATGTTCATACAATTCCCTTTCGGCCAGCTAGTACAGGCAGGGAGCGCGGCGCGGCTAAACCATGCGCTCCCCGATTGGGGGTCAACGTGACCCCTAAAAATTGACACCCGTTAAAAACGGTTCTGCTTCTTGACCAAGGCGTGTGTGTCTTCCATGTTCCTACGGTTTTGTCGTAGCAAACTCACCATTAGATCGAAGCGGTCATGGGCGTGGTGAGCATCGTTTGTGGAAAGCGCAAGCCATCCGTTACTAAAGACAAGATACTTTTTGGAATCCGTTTTGTATAGCTGTATACCCGCGACTTCTCGCAACGGTTGGCTGTTCTTATTAATAAGCATAGGGGTTCTCCTAGTCAAAGGTCTTCGTCAGGAAAAAAGCCTTGCCAAACAGTAGGCAGCATCACGCCTTCCTTGGCGTTGTCGATTAAGACCAAGGCTTCGTCTATCTTGGCCTTGCGGTGCAGCAAGTCTTCGTCATTCTTGGCAAAGCGCAGTTTTGATTCCACTTGCTTGAGCGCGGTCTCGGTCTTGATGCGTAGGCGATACCTGAACTCATCAAACAAAGAGAACCTCTCGCCCTTCTCCATCCTGAATATCTTGGGGATGCGCCGCTGGAATGGCACCTTGCGTTTGGCCTTGGCGCGATACGGCACAGCATCAAACAGTTGCACCACGGGTTGCTTCATGCTCTCGGGTATCCAGTCCACCCAATGCGAGCCGCCGTTGGGCACACCATTAGGGAAGGCTTTGAGTTTTTTCTGCAAGCGTTTGGCTGGCGACAGTTCGGGGTCTTTATCCAACCAAGTCTCTACGGTGGACAAGAAGCTACCTACTACATCCATGTACGCAGTTAGCGCGGCTATCTTAGCCTGTGATATATCTTCGTTGTCTTCTGCCCCACTTCGTTGGCGTGAGCGTGCAGTGTTGAGCATTGCCTTCATTGTTCTGAACTCTCGCCGCGCTGGGTCGAGGATGTCACGCCACTGTTTGGCTACGTATTTTTGCCGCGCTCGTTGTTCGCGCAGTTCGTGCCGCTTCTCCATGACTTGAGCGTAGATGTATTCCGCCATGCTTCGATAGCCTTGGTCACGCAAGTTATCGGGTAACTCGGGCAGTTTTCGCAAGGCCAAGCGGCGGCGAATTTCGTGAGGTTGCATTGCAACGTAGTGGCTGTATTCAAAATCCATGATATATCTCCATTGATGAGGTGTGAATTATAGCAGGTATCCACTGGTGTTACGCTTTGAGGCGAAGACAAGGACGGATGTTTTCCTTGTGGCCATGCGGGTCTTGACGTTTCAAGCCTACCTATATATCGAAAAAAGAATACACACTTTAAAAACCATACAGCCAACCTTCCCGAGCCGCCTAACAACGGGATTAAAGAGACAAACAAAAAAATAAAAACTCTCTTATATATAAGTATTATTAAATAGATATATATATAGGCTCGCTTTTTGGGAGCGCCTGTGTTCATGCGGGTTAGAAGGTAGACGAGGTGCTTCGCATGGCTGTAATATCACTGGATACCCCAGATACTTAAACCTTTTGAATACACCCCGCCTTTTGGGGTCAGGTTGACCCCCAATTAGCACAGCTTCATTTGAATGGGAGCTTGCATCTTCTCTAGCCATGCTTCGAAGGCGGCTTCACCACTCAAGCATAGGCCGCGTGAACTGTTCTTGCGGTAGACGTTGACAAGAAAGAACTCGGGCTGTGCTTTGCCTTTGGGGTAGTAGTACATGACGTTGTATTCGCCGTGGATAGGGAAGGTGAACGTGCCCATGTGTTCGATTGTGGGTTGTGTTGTATTACGCATGATGTACCTTTCAGGTTGTACGTTTGGGGTTGAGTTGGGAGAGCATGGCAAGGTCAGTCACCATGATGTAGTTTGATTTGTTCAGGGGAACAACAGTGTGGCGGCGTTGTTGCGCGTGGGTTTCGCCGCAGGATAGGCAGAGTTTGAAGCCCAACGCCCATCGTTGAGGGCGCACGTCATCGCCGCATTTTGTGCAGTGGTGCATGGTTTACCTTTAGCGGTACTGCATTGCCAAAATCAGAATCGCGGGAACGATAACGATAAAGCAAAACATCACGTTCAAAAAGATGCTTTCAAATTTGCGGTTTCTCATGTGTTACTTTCAGTTAGACACGTTTTGGAACAGCGGCGCGGCCTCACATTCCCGCGCCGCCACGTTTTCGGGGTCAGCGTGACCCCCAATCAAGCAAACGACACCGAAGCCTTCAACGCCACGATAAAGGCATTGAATTCGGCCTTGGTCAAGCCTGCCGCGATAACCTCTTTGGTCACGCTCGCCACCAACGCTTTGGGCGCGACAACCTTGCGTGATTGCGTGGGTGCTTTGCCTTGGGCGCGTTCGGTGTGCAACTTAAGCAAGCGCGACATTTTTTGCTCGGGCGCGGTGTCCTTGGTGAACGTGAGTTTGCCGCCTTGCTTTGACTCATGGGGTTGCACGTTGTAATGCTTGGCTACAGCGGCCACGACAATGGCGCGGTATTCGTCAAACGTGATTCGCGCCGCCTCTGCCGCAATTTGGTTCACGGTGAGTTGTTGTTTGTCGTCAGTTTTGAGCAGAGTGGAGATGAGAGTATTGAGAGTTGTCATGTTGTATACCTTTCGGGTTTGTGGCTTTGAACTATTCATTGCCTAACTCTATTATCTGGAACCCCTGTTTGCCGTGTCGCGCCGCCGCGCCGTTTCCCAGTAGCCAAACCCCACCGTACCCCCACAACCCCCTTTTTGACCATGCCGACCATGAAACCATGAACACTGTTCCGTAACCACTTTGTAGATTTTTATAACTTTTTGTCTAATGATCCTACCCCCAAAATTTTTATAAAAAATCCAAGTAACTCTTGTCAAACGGTGTACACTACATTTGTTGGTGGGGGTGCTCTAGCGAAGCACAACCTGACAAGGGTAGGCAACTGGGTGCAAATCCCAGACACCAACAACCAAGACGCATGAGGATTGGCTCCGAGAGTGCCGGAACATAGAAGGGCAGTGCCCCCTACCAGTCCTCAGTCGTGTTGGTTGTGATAACCCGCCCCCGGCAGCGCGATTAAGTTCCGCGTGTGGCCACACCGCATAGTGAGTCGGGCCCAACCAACAACTTTTAAGTATCCAACACGCCAAAATAAGTTTACAATCTGCAACATCATGAAAACCCCAATCCAACCGGAACCCAAGATCTCTGTGCGTAGCGCAGTGGTAGCGTTCTCGTTTTGGAAACGAGGGGTCGCTGGTTCGAATCCAGCCGCACAGACCAAATTTCGAAATTGAAGCTACACATTGGCATGTAGCTCAGTTGGTAGTAGCAACGCACTGTTAATGCGTAGGTCACTGGTTCGATCCCAGTCATGCCAGCCAATAAAAAAGCCCCCGATATTTCTACCGGGGGCGTCAAGGGTTTTACCCCAACTAGGAGACAAGCAATGGATTGCGCCACTGCAAAAGTGAGTGTACACTTGCGCCAACGGGAATGCAACCCGCAAGGACCAAATGCTAGAACACCTGATTGACTTCATCCCACCTGTGGCTGCGCACGCGGCGCGGGGCACCATGCCTTTGGATAGGGCAGAGCCGGATGAAACGCTCAACGCGCAAGTCAAGACAACCGAGTGGCTTGAACGCCTAGGCATCGTGGACGACAACGCCACGCTCAAAGAAGCCGACGCCAACGCCGCCCGGAAAGTGTTCAGTGTGCTGGCCGGTACCGCGCCGGCAGCAGAAGCCAAAACCCAACTCACCCAACTCAAGACGCCAGAGGCTGTACGCCATCTGGTCACAATGCTGTCCGCCTACGACTGGGAGTTCGTGGAGATGGCCAAAGAGTTGCGCGGCATGGCCGTGGCCAAAATCTTGGAAGAGACCAATCACCCCGACGCACGCATTCGCTTGAAAGCGCTTGACATGCTGGGCAAGGTCACGGAGGTGGGGCTGTTCACCGAACGCATCGAGGTCAAGAAGACCGAGTTGCCCGACGCCGAGATCGACAAGAAGATCAAAGACAAGCTGGCCAAGTTCATGGGCGTCATCGACGCCAATGTGACCGATGTTAGTGAGCGCTCACCAACTACCATAGACAATGAAACTCAACGACCTGAATCTGACTGAGGTCGAGATCAAGACCCTCCAGTTCGCGCTGCCCAAAATGTCGGGCGCGGAGAAGCTTGAGTTGTTGGAAATGCTGGAAGAGCGTGAGCGTCGCATGTCTCTGTCAAACGCTAGACTGGGCATGTTGGACTTTGCCAAACATGTGTACCCGGGATTTAAAATTGGGCCGCACCATAAGAAATTAGCAGGCATATTTACCGACGTGATCGAGGGGCGCAAGAAGCGCGTCATCATCAACATCGCGCCACGGATGGGCAAGTCCGAGTTCAGCTCCTACCTGTTCCCTGCGTATTTTTTAGGCAAGTACCCAGAAAAGAAGATCATCATGGGTACGCACACTGCGGGTCTGTCCGAAGACTTTGGGCGGCGCATCCGCAACTTGATCGACTCAGATGAGTACCGTGAACTGTTCCCCAAGACGTTGGTGGCCGACGACCAAAAGGCGGCTGGCAAGTGGAGCACCGCTGCTGGTGGCCAGTACTATGCTGCTGGTGTGGGTGGCGCTCTTGCTGGGCGTGGCGCTGATTTGTTCGTTATTGACGATCCTCATTCTGAGCAGGACGTGAAGATCAACAGCCGCTTGGCCTTTGATACCGCGTGGAACTGGTTTCAAACTGGGCCGTTGCAGCGCTTGATGCCTAACGGGGCGATCATTGTCATCATGACGCGCTGGAGTTTGATCGACCTCACTGGCCGACTCATTGACTACCAAACGCGCAACCCCGACGCTGACCAGTGGGAGATCGTGGAGCTGCCGGCCATCCTTGAGTCCGAAGACCCAGAGACGGGCGAGACCGTTGAGAAGTCACTCTGGCCAGAACAGTGGCCGCTGGAGCAGTTGAAAGCCAAACGCGCCAACTTGGACCCCAAGTTCTGGAACGCCCAGTACATGCAGCAGCCAACCTCCGACGCGGCGGCGATCATCTCAAGAAAGAGCTGGCGCATCTGGCCACAAGACGACCCACCCCGCTGCGACTACATCATCCAGTCATGGGACACGGCGTTCGAGACAAAGACCAGCGCCGACTATTCCGCCTGCACAACGTGGGGCGTCTGGTACAACGAGGAAGAAAACAACAAGGCGCAGATCATCTTGCTCGACGCCTTCAAAGCACGCATGGCCTTCCCCGAGCTAAAGCAGACCGCACTCAAACACTACAAGTCTTGGCAACCCGATGCGTTCATCGTGGAAAAGAAGGCCGCTGGCGCTCCACTAATACAAGAGCTGCGCAACATGGGCATCCCCGTGGACGAGACCAACCCTAGTCGTGGCAATGACAAGGTGGTACGATTGAATGCAGTCTCGGACTTGTTCGCCTCGGGCATGGTCTGGGCACCAGACACACGCTGGGCACGCGAGGTGATTGAAGAGGTGGCGTCATTCCCCAACGGAGAAAACGACGACTACGTGGATACTACATCGCAGGCATTGATGCGTTTTCGCCAAGGTGGGTTCATTGCGCTGGACTCTGACGAGAAGGACGAACCTCTTTACTTCCGTCGCAAAGCAGCGTATTACTAAGAAAGATTTAAGATCATGGCAATCGACAAAGGCTTATACCAAGCTCCGCAGGGCATCGAAGACTTGGCTCAAAATGAAGAACCCATCGAGATCGAGATCATCGACCCCGAAGAAGTGGACATCCACGCAGGCGACACGGACATCTCCATCAAGCCCGGCGGCGAAGAGGATTTCAGCCGCAACTTGGCCGAAGAGATGGACGAGGGCTATTTGCTGTCCTTGGCCGGCGATCTGGTGGAAGATATTGAAGGCGATCGCGCATCCCGCAAAGACTGGGAGAAAGCCTACGTTGAGGGCATCAAGCTCTTAGGCCTCCAGTACGAAGAGCGCACAGAACCTTGGAACGGCGCGTGCGGCGTCTTCCACCCCATGATTACAGAGGCCGTGGTGCGCTTCCAGTCAGAGATGATTACGGAGACGTTCCCAGCCCAAGGCCCCGTGCGCACCAAGATCATCGGCAAAGAAACGCCCGACATCAAGGAAGCCGCCACTCGCGTCGAAGAAGACATGAACTATGAGTTGACCGAAGTGATGACCGAGTTCCGCTCGGAGCACGAGCGCATGTTGTGGAGCTTGCCCGGCTCGGGCTCGGCGTTCAAGAAGGTCTACGAAGACGGCAGCTTGGGGCGTCAGGTTTCCATGTTCGTGCCGGCGGAGGATGTGCTGCTGCCCTACGGCACCACCGATTTGGACACTTGCTACCGCATGACCCACACCATGCGCAAGACCAAGAATGAAATCTTGAAGATGCAGCACGCCGGGTTCTACAAAGACGTGGAGCTGGGCGACCCAGACAAAACCCAGACCGACATTCAAAAAGCCAAGGACAAAGAAACCGGGTTCAGCGCCAACGACGACGCACGCTATACACTCTACGAGTGCTTGG